TACTTAGTGCTAATCGCTTCTAGTATTTTTGATATTCTAACGGAAGGAAACAAATCCAAGTCATCTACGCCCTCGCCAAATGGTTTAGTAGTACCTACGTTTGTTGTTAGCAATTGTAAAGGGTTGCTGTAATTTGGTGTTGAGTTATAAAAGAATTGCTTTCTAGTATTCATTAAATTGTAAACTATATCTCTATCAAACAAGCCCTGTTCCAATCCTATCTGAATACTTTGAACACTCGGAGAATGATCTAAAGCTTGCAAGTCTAAAGAGGTTAGTTCGTCTTCGCCTATTAAGTCTTTTATGTTTACTAAATCACCAAAAAAATTAATTGTATAATTTGCGGGTTTGCCATCTTTAACGCTAACTTTTTCTAATCTAAATTTACCAATTCTAAAAGGAAAACCCGATATTTTAATTTCGCCTTTAACCTTAGTTCGTGCGTCAAAAGTGTTATCTATGTCAGCATCGTAATAGTGTTTGAATAAAAAATTATTTCGGTCGCTTGCCGGTACCGTAAAGCTTTTAGTAAAATCAGTATTTATTTTAGTTATATCGTCGGTGTTTGCAACCGAACTATTAAAATCAATATTTTCATCTTTTGATAAATCAACCTTTGTATTTCCTATAAATATTTCTGTAACCATTATACATTGTTAATATCGTTAAACGCGTACTCAAATTCCAAACTATAATTTATCAATCTGTCATTTTGTCTAGTCTTAAATTCTTGGCTCTTACTAGATACGCTAATTGGAATTGCTTGGCCGCCCTCTAATACCCAAACTTTCTCACTAAGTAATAATTGCTTAACTGCTTCGTTTTTATCTTCGGTTACAAAGCCGCTGTTAATTGTAAATTTGCTCCTAGATTGCACGTTAAACGTATTGAATTGATGCTTACCTAAAGGTGCACCACCCTCGAAACTATCGGAGGTTACCGAAATGGTATCTTTACGAACTTTAAACATAGTAAATATTTGACTTGCACCCTCTTTATTTTGGAAAACTATATCAATTGGCGTGTATCTACACTCATCTGTTATTAACAAAGTTTTAACTATTCCGTTATAAGTGATTTCTACGTACTCATCGGTTGTGGTTTGGCTTAAATCTACCCATAAATATTTTATTAACTCACCGCTAAATGTTGAACTAGGCGTTTGAATAGTGTAATTTATCTCTCCAAGTGGATAACTGCGTACTGCGATCATAATTAAAAGGGTAAAAGTGCATAGTCGAATGATATATTTTGTACTTCTGAGTCTACTTCTCTTAAGGCCAACTTAAAAGAAGTGCTTGTTTTTTCTCTAATGCTAAAAATTACGTCATTGTTTGCTCCAAAAACTCCCGAAACGTGAACTAACGAACCTAACACTTCGTATTGGTCAGTTCCCACATTTGGAAATGTAACGGTTTTAAGTACGTCAGAGCCTCCAACATCACCAATATAATAGTTTGCTATTCTTAAGAAAGGACTTGCTGCTGGTGCTGATTGTATTGCGTTAATTTGTGTTTGCAAACTAGCGACCTCTTGTGCTATGAAATTCAATATAGACGTCTCAACTACTCTATGTTCGGTTGCTGTAATATCGCTTTGACTAGCTAAATTCAAATCTATAATTGCTTGTACTTCTGCTTGTGTTGCCATAATATTAAACTATAAAATAATCGATTGTGTAGTCGTCTGCATTGTAATCTGGTGTAATAGATTGCTCTACTTTGATTGGTAAAATAAATAACCCGTTGCGGTCCACTTTGTATTCGTCTTGTGTTACTAATATTTTGTTAGTTGGTATAGTTGGATTTGCACCATCTTGAAAATAACCGTAACCTTTTATTGCTAGGTTTGTTTGTTGCAATTGTATTACAGTTGGATCTACATCGTAGATAACATGGAATCGAACCCACGCTTGGTTGTCGCTATCGTATAAACCCGCAAAAGTTGGTATAGTAATGTCAAAGTCTATAAAGTCATTTACTATTCTTCCAATTTCTACTCGGTCTATTGCGTTTGAGCCAGTTGGGTTAAACCTTGTCTTTTGATAAGAGGACAAACTAGGTACTGCCGTTATGTTACCTTGCCATATAAATATCTGCACCGTGTAAGAAGTGCAAACAAGCGAATTGCTAGGACTGGTTAACGGAATGTCAATATAATAGGGCGATAGTGTTTTAATCATTTGTTATTTTTTAAACTTGTCTTTAGTAAATCTCTCATATCTAAACCGTACGCCTCTATTAATTCTTTAGGTAACTTCTTGAACTCATCGTTAAAAGGACTTGTTAAAAAGTTACTTGTTTTTATTCCTTTGCTATGTATAGAGCGACCGATTATAAATGCCATTTGTTTGAAACTCATAAACCGACCTTGCTTAGTTCTAAATTGAAACCTCTTTCTTTTTACCCAACCTAATATTGGACCAATAGGTACGGAAACTTTACCTTGTTTAAATTGAAACGGACTACTTGGTGCTCTTGAATTATCTTTTGTGCCCTTAACTCCTTTGTCTACGAACGTGGCGTAATCTTCTGCAAGCAATGTAAACTCTAAACTATTCTTTGACTTCTTAACCGTGAACTTTAAACTATCGCTTAACTTTCCCGTATCTAATTTATCACGCTTTGCAAGTATCGCCTTAGCTTTCTTAGTAACGTTATCGCCAAACCTATTTAATATTTGTTCCGTTAGCATAGCGAAACTAAAACGTTTGGCACGTCGATTGTAAATGTCATAACCCAGCCATCTAATAAATTCTTTTTACTCTCGTTCATCTGTTCGAGAGTAGGATTTTCGCTTGCGGTTATATCGTTCTCCTCAAAGTCTTTAAGCATCAATAACCATAATCGATTGATAACCGATAAAGTTTCGTTTAGATTATCTATTTCGTTATCGTTATCGTAAAATTTATCTGTTGTTATCTCTTTGTTAATATCTCTTATATCCATCGCACCAATTTGGCAGTCAAACCTTATGACACTATCGCTAGGAAAAGAACAATTACCAATGCTAATATGTAACAAAGGAAATATATTTTTCTTACTAATGTCAACGTCTTCAAAATCGCCTTGTGTTATTGTGTTTATAAAATAATCCTGCTCGGCTAGAGTCTTAATGTATCGTAAAATTTCGCTGTATCCGTTCATATAAGTAAAACGATAAGATTGCTAATATGTAACAAAATCAAAAACCCTACTCGAATGAATAGGGTTGGTTTTTACAATTCGGTTATTTGCTTACCGTTAGATTTATTTTGCGCGCTTATGATTGCTTTATTTTCTACCACTTCGCAACTTAAAAATAATAAACATTTATGCAAACTTAGTTGGGTTACTTTGTCAATTGCGAAGATGTCGTCTTTAGCTAACTTTTTAATCGTAGGATACCAGCCCCAATCTTTAAAGTAGTTCGCCATATCCTCTCCCTCGCTTATTCCGCGCTCAAATATCTCAGGGTATAATCCTCTAACTCGCTTGCTAAATTCAAAAAAAAAACCAGTGCACCGTTTGCTATATTCAAAGGCATCAATTTCATTCGCTCGGCATATTCCGCAGTGCCTTTGTAGCTTTCTATTTCATACCTACCGTGCGCTTTATTTCTTATTGGTCGGAATAGTATAGCCATTAGATTATGTAAATCATTTTGGCTTGTTTGGTATTTCTCTAGGTCTGCAAACTCTCCTAAACTTATTTCTTCAAAGTCATTTATAAATCCAAATTCTAAACCATCTAATTTAAAGGTAGCTTGAAATTGCGCATCTGTATTTAACGCAACATCTACTTGCTTACTTATACGTTCAAAGTCGATAGCTTTTACAGTAACTAAATCTTTGTGAGGTATGTTTGTAAAAATTGATACTTTACGTTTGTTAAAATTAATTATATCCAAGTCGCGCTCTAGTAATTCCATATACTTCTGGAACTGCCCTAGTGTAACCTCGCTAATATTTTCTGGTATGTTTATTTTCATAATTATCTTATATCAAATTTGCCTCTATGTGGGTTACTTAAGTGAAAAAATACATTGTATCTTATTGCGTCTATTGCGTGATTCCAATTGTCTACAAACAAACTACTTGCTTTGTCGCTGTATACGTAGTTATTCAGTTCCTTAGCAACGTTAACGCTTTCTTTGTCTATTATTAACTGATAGTCGCGCATTAGCTCAATACCAGCCTTAATACTTCCCGCACCTTTCTCTGTTGCCTGTATGTTAAATCCGTATCGTTGTATTTCTTCTATTAATCTAGGCTCTGCACTATCCGCAATTATCAATTCTTTACCTGATACATTTTGTTTGTATATTATTGCCAACTCGCTAGTAGTTAACTTTGGCTTGTATAACAATTCTTTAACGTATATTATTTTTAACTTTCTGTCTATTGCTACTTTAACTAATGTGCTAGGGTCAATACTAAATCCAAAATCCGCACCAAAGGAATAAGGTAGAGTAGTATCAAACTCTCCAAACTTCCAATTTGTAAATACAACACCTTCCGCTTTGTCTAGCCAGCCGCCTAGTATTTGATGCTCGTACTTCTTAGGGTTGTTTTCTTTGATTAACTCTATTTCGTTAATAAAATCTATGTTAAGATTATCTAAGTTGTTTAGATAGGTTGTATGTATGTAGGTT